TTCGGCAGTTCACCCTTGCATCAGAAAAGACGAACCGAGTCCATCCAACCCAAAAGCCGGTGGCACTGATGGAATGGATTTTGAAGCGTTTTAATTTGTCCGTGAAAACAGTTGCTGACTTTTTTGGTGGATCTGGTTCGACATTGATTGCAGCAGAAAAACACAACGCTCAAGCCTTCATCATGGAGTTCGATCCGAGGTTTGTTGACGTCATCATCAAACGCTGGCAAGACTTCACCGGCAAGCAGGCCGTTCACGCAGACACCGGCAAGACTTTTGACGAGGTAAGCAATGCCTAAAATTGAAAAACCCACGCCTAAAAAGACAGACGGCAGGAAAGCCAACGGCGGCGCTCGCCCAGGCGCAGGTCGCCCTGCCTTCGTTCCAACAGATCACGAACGCAAGCAGGTCGAAGCCATGTCGGGCTACGGCCTGCCCATTGAGCAGATCGCGGTCCTTGTGCGCGACGGCATCCACGTTGACACGCTGCGCGAACACTTTGCCACCGAGCTGGTGGCTGGCAAAGCCAAGGCGAACTCAGGCGTCGGTCGCACGCTGTTTCAGAAGGCAATGGGCGGCGATACGGCGGCGATGATCTGGTGGTCCAAGACGCAGATGAAGTGGAAGGAAACCCAAGCGCACGAGATCACCGGAGCAGACGGTGCGCCGATTGAGTTTGCCAAGATCGAACGCGTCGTAATCAAGTGACCACCCTGCGCATAGAAACCCCCGAGTGGGCGCTTCCTCTCCTGAACCCGGCCCGCTACAAGGCCGCATACGGCGGCCGAGGCTCTGGCAAGAGCCACACCTTCGCAGAACTCTTGATCGAAGCGCACATCATGGACCAGACCAGCCGGTCAGTCTGCGTGCGCGAGGTGCAAAAGAGCCTGGCCCAGTCGGTCAAGCGCCTGCTTGAACTCAAGATCGAGCAGATGAACGCGGGCGCTTACTTTGAGGTGCAGGAGGCCGTCATCAAGTCCAAGCGCGGCGACGGCCTGATCATCTTCCAGGGCATGCAGAACCACACGGCCGACTCGATCAAGTCGCTGGAGGGCTATGACCGAGCCTGGGTGGAAGAGGCGCAGTCGCTTTCTCAGCGCAGCCTGGACCTGTTGCGGCCGACGATCCGCAAGCCAGGCAGCGAACTGTGGTTCACCTGGAACCCAAGCCAGGCCAGCGACCCCGTGGACGCCCTGCTGCGGGGCGAGAAGCCTCCGCCTGATGCAACGGTGCTTGAGGTCAACTTCGACGGCAACCCTTGGTTTCCTGACGTGCTGCGCCAGGAGATGGAATACGACCGTTCCCGCGACCCTGACAAGTATGCTCACGTCTGGAAGGGTGGCTACCTTCAGAACAGCACGGCCCGCGTGTTCAAGAACTGGCGCGTGGAAGAGTTCGATGCGCCCGCAGATGCGATCCACCGCCTGGGCGCGGACTGGGGCTTTGCGAACGATCCTACCGTGCTGGTGCGCTGCCACATCATCGGCCGCACGCTGTACATCGACCACGAAGCCTACATGGTCGGCTGCGAGATCACGAATACGCCAGACCTGTTCATGACCATCCCAGAGGCCGAGCGGTGGCCGCTGGTGGCCGACTCCTCAAGGCCCGAGACAATCAGCCACATGCGCAAGCACGGCTTTCCGAAGATCATGGCAGCGGTCAAGGGCAAGGACTCAGTGAACGAGGGCATCGAGTGGCTGAAGTCTTACGACATCGTTGTGCATCCGCGCTGCACACATACGATTGACGAACTCACCTTTTACAGCTACAAGACAGATCCCTTGACCAGCAAGATCCTGCCCGTACTGCAAGACCTCAACAACCACGTCATCGACGCCCTGCGCTATGCCTGCGAGGGCGTGCGTCGTGCTGGATCAGTGACGCGGCAGATTGCTTTCACGCCTATTCCAACAATGAACCGTTGGTAGCATAATCCGGGCGGACTTGCAAGAGGGAATACAGGATGCCACGAATCTCCAACACCCAGCGCCTGCGCGACGTGCATGCCCGCGCATTGCGGGAGTTCGACGCCATCCAATCTGCCATCCGCAACGAGCGGCTGCAATGCTTGCAAGACCGGCGCTTCTACAGCATTGCTGGCGCACAGTGGGAAGGCCCGCTGGAAGAGCAGTACGAGAACAAGCCAAAGTTTGAGGTCAACAAGATCGCCTTGGCCGTGCAGCGCCTGGTCAACGAGTACCGCAACAACCGCGTGACGGTTGACTTCGTTTCCCGCGACGGCTCGCCGACCGAGATGTCGGACGTGTGCAACAAGCTGTTTCGCGCCGACGAGCAGGACAGCACGGCGAACGAGGCGTATGACAACGCCTTTGAGGAGGCCGTCGGCGGCGGGTTCGGCGCGTGGTGCCTGACGACGCAGTACGAGGATGAGGAAGACCCGGACAACGACCGGCAGCGCATCAAGATCGAACCGATCTACGACGCTGACACCTCGGTGTTC